GCGCTGACGGCGGAATTCGCGACCAAGCTGTTCGGGGGCGGCGCGCCTCTGGCGCACTAGGGAGACATTGATGAGCATCGTGATGGAACCGGGCCGCGAGAGCGGCGCCGGACGCTCCGCCTTTGGGTTGGAGACGAAGGATCTGGCGTTCGACAAGGTCGCCACCGTGGCCGATGACGGCCGGATCGAGGGTTATGCGTCATTGTTCGGCGTTGCCGATCAATTGGGCGATCTGGTCGAGCGCGGCGCCTTCGCGCGCAGTCTCGCCGCGCTGAAGGCGGCGGGACGGTCGGTCAAGCTGCTGTGGCAGCATGATCCCGCCGAGCCCATGGGCGTGTGGGACATGGTGCGCGAGGACGATGTCGGGCTGAAGGTCCGGGGCCGTTTGCTGATCGAAACGCGCCGCGGGCGCGAGGCGCTGGCGCTGCTGCGCGCAGGCGCGATGGACGGGCTGTCGATCGGCTATCGCGCGGTGCGGACCGTGCGCGGCGAAGGCGGCGGCCGCGTTCTGACCGAAATTGATCTTTGGGAAGTGTCATTGGTCACGTTTCCGATGCTTCCCGATGCGCGTGCCGCGGCCTGCGCCCCCGTTCCCGAGGCGCAGGACCAGGACGATCTGGGCCGCGTTCTGGCCGAGGCGCTGCAAGCGGCGCGCGGACGACTGCGTGGCTGAGGCCGCGTTGATTGCCACCCTCCCTACGTTCTCCACATCCTGACGAAGGAAAGACGAGCATGAGCAATGGGCTTGAGGCCAAATCGGCCGTGAACGGATTTCTCAATGAGTTCAAGTCGTTTCAGGACGAAGTTCTGTCCCGTATGAAAGCGCAGGAGGACCGCGTGGAAGCGATCGACCGCAAGAGCGCCCGCCTGACCCGCCCCGCGCTGAGCCGCGCGGCGGACATCGAGCCGCCCCATCGAAAGGCGATCTCGGCGTATCTTCGCTCAGGCGATGATGACGCGCTGCGCGGCCTCGAAGTCGAAGCCAAGGGCATGAGCACCGCGGTGAACGCGGATGGCGGGTTCCTTGTCGATCCGCTGACCTCGGCGCGCATCCATTCGGTGCTGGAGGCCGCCGGCTCGATCCGCGCGGTCGCCTCGGTGGTGCAGATCGAGGCCAACAGCTTCGATGTGCTGGTGGACCATGGCGAGCTTGGCTCGGCCTGGTCGACCGAGGCCGGCAGCCAGGCCGAAACCTCGACCCCGGCCATCGAGCGGGTCTCGATCGCGCTGCATGAGCTGTCGGCGATGCCCAAGGCGTCGCAGCGGCTGCTCGATGACAGCGCCTTCGACGTCGAGGGCTGGCTGGCCCAGCGCATCGCCGATCGGTTCGCGGCCGCTGAGGCGGATGCGTTCGTCAACGGCGACGGCATCAACAAGCCCAAGGGCTTTTTGACCTATCCGACGGTTTCGGCCGGATCGGAGGTCTGGGGGCAGCTCGGCTATGTCGCCACCGGCTCGGCGGGCGATTTCAGCGCGAGCGATCCGGCCGATGCCATCGTCGATCTGGTCTACAGCCTCGGGGCGCAGCATCGCTCCAAGGCGACGTTCGTGATGAATTCCAAGACCGCGGGCGCGGTGCGCAAGATGAAGGACGCGGACGGGCGCTTCCTTTGGACCGACAACATCGCGCAGGGCGAGCCGCCCCGCCTGATGGGCTATCCGGTGCTGATCGCGGAGAAGATGCCTGACATCGACGACGATGCGCTGGGCATTGCGTTCGGCGATTTCTCCGCCGGGTACACGATCGCCGAGCGGCCGGACCTGCGGGTGCTGCGCGATCCGTTCTCCGCCAAGCCCCATGTTCTGTTCTATGCGACCAAGCGGGTTGGCGGCGATGTCACTGATTTCTCGGCGATCAAGCTGCTGAAGTTCGCGGTGTCGTGATCCGAGCGGTGCGATGACCACGGCCCGCGGCGCGTCTGCGCCGCGGGCCTTCTTGTGCGCGATGGCGTGCGCGATGGCGTGTCTGGCAAGGAGCTGTGCCCATGTTGACGGAGCTGGAGGCGGCGCCGAGCGCGCCCGTGTCGGTGGAGGCGTTCACCGAACATTTGCGGCTGTCCACCGGGCTCGTGGCGCCGAGCGCGCCCGAAGTCGCGGCGTTCGAGGGGATTTTGCGCGCTGCGGGCGCGGCGATCGAGGGGCTGACCGGGCGCGCGTTGATCCGCCGCCGGTTCAAGTGGGCGGTGCCGCGCTGGCGCGATGCGACCCGCGAGGTGCTGCCGATCGCGCCGGTGGAGCGGATCGACGCGCTGACGCTGGTGGCCGCGGACGGGTCGTGGACTTCGGTCGACGCGTCGGCCTGGCGGCTGATCAAGAGCCAGTTCGACCCGTCGCTGGCGCCTGCGCGCGGTGGCTGGCTGCCGCAGATCCCCACGGGCGGGATGGCGGAGATCGAGCTGGTCGCGGGCCATGCGGATGATCCGGCGGGGCTGCCGGACGATCTGCGCCAAGCGGTGCTGCTGTTGGCCGCGCATTACCACGAGCAGCGCCATGTCAGCGCGGGCGCGCTGTCGGACATCCCGTATGGCGTCGGCACGCTTTTGGCGCGCTGGCGCAAGGTGCGGGTGTGAGCTGGGCGCGCGAGGAAATTTCAGCCCCCGTGCTCGACCGGCGGTTGGAGTTGGAGCAGCCCCAGCGCGCCGGCGACGGCGCGGGGGGCTGGAGCCGCAGTTGGGAGAGCCTGGGGGCGATCTGGGCGGCGGTGCGCGCGCGCGCGGGGCGCGAGATCGAGGAGGGCGCACGCGGCCGCTCACGCGTGTCGCACCGGATTTTGGTGCGCGCGGCGCCGATCGGGTCTGCGGCGCGGCCGCGCGCCGACCAGCGGTTTCGCGACGGAGAGCGGGTGTTCTTGATCCGCGCGGTCACGGAGGCGGATGCGCGCGGGCGGTATCTGCTGTGCTGGGCCGATGAGGAGGCGCCGAGATGACCGTGTTGCGCGCGCTGGCCTTGCAGGAGGCGATCTTTGCAGCCCTGTCGGGCGATGCGGCCCTGTCCGCGCTGGTGGACGGGCGGATCAATGACGAGCCGGTGCATCTCGACGATCCGACCTCGGGGTCGGGGCCTTACGTGACGCTCGGGGATGAGAAGGTTCGGCGCTGGAATGCACAGGGCCTGACGGGTGCGATCCATGAGGCCGAGGTGTCGATCCACGCGGCGAGCGGCGGGTTCGCGGACGTCAAGCGCATCGCGGCGGAGGTCGAGCGGGTGCTGGGCCAGGCGCCGCTGACGCTGGCCGCCGGGCGGGTGGTCACCACATCCTTGCGCGGCGCGCGGGCGGTGCGGATCGCCGAGGGCGGTCGGCGGATCGATCTGAGGTTCGAATTTCGCGTCGAGGCGTAACCCATTCAGGAGGCTGGTAAAATGGCGGCTCAAAAAGGCAAGGATCTGCTGCTGAAGATCGATGTCGGCGGCGGCGTGTATCAAACGGTGGCGGGGCTGCGGGCCACGCGCATCGCGTTCAACGCGGAGACGGTGGATGTGACGAATGCCGCGTCCTCCAACCGCTGGCGCGAGTTGCTGGAGGGGGCGGGCGTGCGCGCGGCGGCGATCAGCGGCTCGGGCGTGTTTCTGGACCAGACCAGCGACGAGACGATGCGGGCGGCGTTCTTCGCCGGCACGATCCCGAGCTTTGAGGCGATCATCCCCGATTTCGGGACGGTGTCGGGCGCGTTCCAGATCAGCGCGCTCGAATACTCCGGCCAGCACGACGGGGAGGCTGTCTATGAGGTCTCGTTGGCGTCGGCCGGCGCGCTGACCTTCGCGGCGGCCTGAGCCATGGCCAACGCGATGCGCGGCGAGGCCGCGATCACCCTCAACGGCGAGGTGCGGGCGCTGCGGCTGACCCTCGGCGCGTTGGCGGCGTTGGAGGCGCGGTTGGGCGAGGACGGTCTGGCCGCCCTCGTCCAGCGGTTCGAGGCGGGGGGCGTGCGCGCGGGCGATCTGATCGCGCTGCTTGGCGCGGGACTGCGCGGGGCGGGGCATGACGTGTCCGACGCCGCGCTGTCGCGCATGGAGGTGGCGGGCGGCGCGCCAGCGGCCGCGCGCGCCGCGGCGCAGCTGCTGGCGCGCAGCTTCGCGCCGCTTGGGGACCAGGGATGAGGCCGGGGCGCATCGACTGGCCGGGGCTGATGCGGGTCGGGCTTGGCGCGCTGCGGCTGTCGCCGGATGCGTTCTGGTCGATGACGCCGCGCGAATTCGAAGCGGCCTGCACGGCGCTGGGCTTTGGCGGGGGGGGCGGGGCGATGTCCCGCTCCCGCCTCGAGGCGTTGCGCGCGCGCTATCCGGATGCACCTGTCGAAGGGAAAGACGATGGCTGAGTTCGACGATTATCTCGACGGCGGCGCATCGCTCGGCAGCGCGCTGGATGCGCTGTCGGGGGACGCGGCCGGTTTGTCGGACGCGTTCGCGCAAGAGATGCAGACCATGCGTGCGGAGATGAAGACCACCGGGGATGAGGCGTCGGCGCTGTCGTCCTCGATCAGCGGCTCGCTGCGCAAAGCGTTGGATGGGCTGGTGTTCGGGGGCGCGAAGGCGTCGGATACGCTGCGCAAGCTGGGCCAGGATATGACCGGGCGGGTGCTGAACGCAGCGTTGCAGCCGGTGCGGCAAGCGGTCGGGCAGGGGATCGGGGGGCTTGTCGCCTCGGGCGTTGGCAGCGTGCTCGGGGGCATGTCGATGTTCGCCGACGGGGCTGCGTTCTCGGCCGGGCGGGTGCGCGCGTTCGCCGGGGGGGGCGTGGTCGAGGGGCCGACCCTGTTTCCGATGCGCGGCGGCACGGGGCTGATGGGCGAGGCGGGCCCCGAGGCGATCTTGCCGCTGACGCGCGGGCCGGACGGGCGGCTTGGCATCGCGTCCTCGGGCGGGGGCGGGGGGGCGCATGTGACGGTGAACATCTCGTCCCCCGATGTGGAAGGGTTCCGACGCTCGCGCGGGCAGGTGGCGGCGACGATCGCGCGGGCCGCCGCGGCCGGCCGACGCAACATGTGAGGTGGCGCGATGAGCTTTCATGACATTCGGTTTCCGGTGCGGCTGTCGCGCGGATCGTCGGGCGGGCCTGAGCGGCGCACCGAGATCGTGACGCTGTCCAACGGCTATGAGGCGCGCAACGCGGCCTGGGCCCATGCGCGGCGGCGCTATGATGCGGGGATGGGGGTGTCCTCGGCCGATGATCTGGCCGAGGTGCTGGCGTTCTTCGAGGCGCGGCGCGGGCGGCTGCATTCGTTTCGCTGGAAAGATTGGCTCGATTGGCGGTCCTGCGTGCCGTCGGGGGCGGTGTCGGCCACGGACCAGGCGCTGGGGCTCGGCAACGGGGTGGCGACCGTCTTCGCGTTGCAAAAGGCCTACGAAAGCGGCGGCTACACCTATTTCCGCCCCATCGAGCGGGCGGTGGTCGGGACCGTGGTCGTGGCCATCGACGGGCTGGCGCAAATCAACGGGGTCGATTTCACCTTCGACGGGCGAAACGTGATCCTCGCCGCGGCGCCAGGCGCGGGCGCGAGCGTGACGGCGGGATTCGAGTTCGACGTGCCGGTGCGCTTCGCCGAGGACGCGATCGACGTCAGCCTGACGGCGATGGAGGCGGGGGAGATCCCCTCGGTCCTCGTGGTGGAGGTGCGAAACTGATGCGCAGCTTTGATCAGGCGCTGGCCGCGAGCCTGGCCACGGGGACCACGACGCTGTGCCGCTGCTGGCGCCTTCAGCGCCGGGACGGCATTGTTCTGGGGTTCACCGATCATGACGTGGCGATCGCCTTCGATGGCGTGACCTTCGAGCCGGACAGCGGGTTGACGCGCACCGCGCTGGAGCGGTCGTTGGG